TCGAGGTCGAATGATGGCCGGCATGGACCGCAAGACCGGCAAGCGGATCACCGGGCGCGCCCGCCTGGCGCAGCGCATCGCCGACGTCCTTACGACGCCGATCGGCTCGTGCGTGATGGTCCGCGACTACGGCTCGCGCCTGCTGCAGCTGATCGACATGCCCGCCACGCCGGCCTCGGCGGCGCTGCTCTATGCCGCGACGGCCGAGGTGATCATGCGTTGGTGCAGCGACATCGTGTTGACCCGGATCCAGCTGGTTCGCGGCGCCCGGGGCGGCGCCTTCGTCCTGCAGATCGAGGGTCTCGAGAGAGCCCCCACCGGCGCGACCACACCCCTTTCCCTCAAGATTCCGCTCGCCCTTCGCGCGGGCGTCCTGACCCCCGCCTAAGGAGCGACCATGCCCGACAGCTACAATCACGGCGTTCGCGTCATCGAGACCAAGACCCAAGGCGGTGTCCTTCGGACGATCGCCACCAGCATCCTAGGCTTCGTCGTGACCTCGGCCGACGCCGACGACAATCTCTTCCCGCCCGGCGTTCCGGTCGGCCGCGCCGTTCGCGCGATCCCTGCTGCGGCCATGGGCGTCGACGGCACCTTCGCCAAGGTGGTCGAGGCGATCGGCAATCAATCCAACGCCATCGCCAACATCGTCCGGATCGATCCGACGGGCATGGACGCCGAAGAGCTCGAAGACGCCGTCGTCGAGGCGGTTAAGGCGCTGCGCACGGCCGAGGCCGTCACGACCTTCAAGTCCCGCGCGATCGGCGCGCCGTACCTCGATACCGAGGCGGTGACGGTCGAGCTCGCTCTGACCGCCAAGAAGCTGCGCGGCATGGCTTACGCCTCGACCCAGGGCGCGGTCGCCTATCCGGACTCGTCTGTCGCCCAGCTGATCACCTATCGCAACAAGTTCTCGGCCCGAGAATTGATGCTGATCCACGGTGACTGGACGGCCGCAGGACAGCCGGTCAACGCGATCGCCACGGCGCTGGGCCTGCGCGCCCGGATCGACAACGACTACGGTTGGAACAAGACGCTCTCTAACATCGTCGTCGACGGCGTGACGGGTATCGAGCGCCCCATGTTCTTCGACCTGCAGGACAGCGCGACCGATGTCGGCGCCCTTAATGAGGCCGGTATCACCTGCCTCGTCTACCACAGCGGCGGCTTCCGCTACTGGGGCTCGCGCACCTGCTCGGCCGACCCGGACTTCATCTTCGAAAGCGCAACCCGCACCGCCCAGGTCATCGCCGACACCTGCGCGCGCGGCGTGGCCTGGGCAAACGATCTGCCGATCACCCCGTCGCTCGGCCGCGACCTGATCGGCATGATCAACAAGTTCATCCGCCGGATGACGCCGTCGCGGCTGACCGGTGGCGAATGCATGCTGGCCGACGGCAACACCCAGGAAACGCTGAGCGCGGGCGGTCTCAAGCTCAAGACCCGCTACACCCCGACCCCGCCGCTGGAAGATCTCACGCTCTTCCAGGAGATCACTAGCGACTACCTGGGCGACTTCGAAGCCCAGGTCGGCGCCTCGTAGCCCCTGCCTGATCCTTTCCGGCGCGGGCTATAGGTCCGCGCGCCTTCCTCTTTGGAGCGCCAAATGCTGCCCGCCAAACTCAAGCGCCTGAACCTGTTCCTCAACGGCTCGAACTACGCCGGCGAGGCCAAGTCGGTGAAGCTGCCGAACATCAAGTACAAGACCGAGGGCTATCGCGGCGGCTCGATGAGCGGTGAGATCAAGTGGCGCTCGGGCCTGGATGACACCAAGCTCGAGTTCACTCTGGGCGGCCTCTCGGCGGCCACGATCCGCGCCATCGGTTCGACCCAGCTGGACGGTAACCAGCTTCGCTTCTCGGGGGCTTACCAGAACGATCAGACCGGCCAGATCTCGTCGGTCGAGATCATCGTCCAGGGCCAGATCAACGAGACCGACTTCGGTGACGCCGAGATCGGCAAGGACACCGAGCACAAGTACACGGTGGACTGGGTCTACTACAAGCTGACGATCGACGGCGCCGACGTCGTCGAAATCGACATCATCAACGGCATCGAGAAGTTCGATGGCGTCGACCAAGCCGCTGCCCTGCGCGCCGCCGCCGGCGGCTGATCGCCTTCCCCGACATCGTCGGCGGTCCGGGTCCGGGAGTAGGGACCGATCGGGCTGCCGGCGGGGCCAGGCGCTGCGTCCCCGCCTGGCGACCACGTTTCCCTTTCGTCGCGCGAGATCCTCATGACCCGCCGTTCCCCCAAGAAGTCCGCCCAAACGCCCACCGCGGCCCAGGCCGTCCAGCAGATCTCGGCCGACCAGGTCCTGGACGGCTCGATGGTCCATGTCTCCCTCAGCAAGCCGTTGCCGCGCGGCGCGACCCAGATCACCGGCGTCACCCTGCGCAAGCCGGGCGCGCCTGAGATGCGCGGCCTGCAGATGATGTCTCTGATCCAGATGGACGTCGTCCAGCTAGAGACCCTTCTGCCCCGCATCTCGATGCCGCCGCTGCACAAGGGCGACTTCGCCCCGGGCCCGGACAGCATCGAGATCTCCGACCTCTTTGCCCTGGGCGCCGAGGTGGCCAATTTTTTGCTCTCGCCCCCGAGCTCGAAAGGCTCGCCGGCGACGTAGACGACGCGATGGCCGACATCGCCGCCGTCTACGGATGGGGGCCGTCGGCCTACGAAGACATGAGCCTGGCCGACCTGGCCGACGAGCGCGACCGCGCCGTGAAGCGCTGGCGCGCCATGAACGGCGTCAAGGACTGACCCGATGAGCGACCGAAGCCTTCGCCTGGAAATCATCCTGGCCGGGATCGACAAGGCCACCGCGCCTTTCGCCAAGGTGCAGCGCGGTTCACGCGACCTGGCCAAGGGCCTCAAGGACGCCCGCGACAAGCTGCGCGCCCTCGAGGCCACCGCCGGCGACGTCGAGGGCTTCCGCAAGCTCGAGGGCGATGTCGTCTCCACCGCGCTCGAGCTGCGCAAGGCGCGAGAAAGCGCCGCCCAGCTGCAGCGCAAGTTCGCCGACACCGAAGCGCCGACCAAGCGCCTGACAAACCAGTTCACGCGCGCCCGCGAAGCGGTGGCCCGCCTCGAGGCGCAACAGCGCGACGAGATCTCGCGGCTCGACGGTTTGAAGACCAAGCTGGAAAGCGCTGGCGTCTCGACCGGCGACCTGGCCCGGCACCAGGATCGTCTCCGCAACGAAATCGGCGACGCCAACGCGGCGATCGACGCCCAGAAGCGCAAGCTGGCCGAGCTCGGCGAGCGCCAAGGCCGCGCCAACCGCGCCGCCGGCATCATCCAGGCGGGCGGTAGCCGCGCCGGCCAGGCTCTGGCGGTGAGCGCTGCAGCGGGCGCGGCGGCGGCGGCGGTCGCCGTGCCGCTCAAAAACGAGTTCGACATCGGGGCTGAGTTCAACAGCCGCATGACCGATATCCGCCAGAAGGCGGGGTTGACCCGCGTCGAAGGCGACAAGCTGGCCGCGCAGTTGAAGGCCGGCGCCGTGGCTGCGAACCAGCTGCCACAGGCCATGCAGGATTCGGCCGACAGTCTGGCGGGCTTTGGCCTCGACGTGCCGGTGGCCGTCAACCTGACCAAGCCGATCGGCCGCGCCTCGACGGCCTACAAGGCCGAGATGGAAGATCTGTCGCGAGCCTCATTCTCGGTGATCGACAATCTCAAGGTCGCCGCCAATGAGACCGAGCTCGGCAAGGTGCTGGACGCCATGGCCTATGCGGGCAAGCGTGGCGCGTTCGAGATCAAGGACATGGCCGGGGCGTTTCCCTCGCTCACCGCCAACTATCAGGCGCTGGGCCAGAAGGGCGTCTCGGCCGCCGCCGACCTGGCCGCATCGCTGCAGATCGTGCGCAAGGGCGCAGGCAGCAGCGAGGAGGCCGCCACCAATCTCGAGAACGTCCTGCAGAAGATCGGTTCGCCCGAGACCGAGCGGAAGTTCGCCAAGCTGGGCGTCAACCTGCGCAACGAGCTCAAGAAGGCGGCCGACGCCGGCAAGACCCCGATCGAGGCCATCTCGGAAATCACCAACAAGGCGCTGGGCGGGGACCTGTCCAAGCTGGGCTATCTGTTCGAGGACGCCCAGGTCCAGAAGGGCCTGCGCCCGCTGATCCAGAACCTCGACGAACTGCGCAGCATCCGGGCAGGCGCCATGGCCGCCGGCGGGACGGTTGATCGTGACTTCTCCGATCGGATGCAGGATGACGCCGAGAAGGCCAAGGCGCTGCGGATCGCCGCCATGGACGCGCGACTGGCGTTCTCAAGCGCGCTGGCCCCGGTCCTCACACCGCTGATCAACAAGATCGCCGAGGGCGCACGCCACTTCCAGGCCTGGACCAAGGAGCACCCCAAGCTCGTCGCGTTCTTCGCGAAGGGCGGCGTGGCCTTGGCCATATTCCTAGGCGCCATCGCAGCGATCGCGCTCGTCGTTGCACCGATCATCGCCTTCATTGCCGCGCTCGGCGCCGCTGCAGCGGCGCTATCCGTCCCGGTCGGGGCGCTCGTCGGCACGATCTTGGCCGTCATCGCCGTGGTGACCGCCGCCGTCATCGCGGTCATCGGCCTGATCAAGGGGTGGGATAAACTCGCGCCGATCGTCTCGGCCGCCTGGAACGCCGTCGTCCAGGTCGTGATGCAGGCGATCGCGCGCGTGATCGCCTTGGGCGTCAACTTCACGCGGGCGGGGTTTGATCTGATGATGGGCCTGGTCGGCGGCATCAAGTCCGGCCTCGGGGCCGTCAAGGACGCCATCACCGGCGCCGGCGGCCAGGTGATCTCCTGGTTCAAAGCCAAACTCGGGATCCGCTCGCCCTCGAGGGTGTTCGCGGGGCTGGGCGGCCACGTCATGGAAGGCCTCGACCAGGGCATGGATCGCGGAAGCGCCGCGCCGATGGAGCGCGCGCGCCGACTCGCGGCTGGCCTTACCGCCGCCATGGCGATCAACGCGCCTCAGATAGCGATCGCCGCACCGGCCCTCGCCACCCCACCGGCGGCGTCGCAGCAGTTGAAGACGATCTCGCCGGTCTCGGCGGACTTTGCGACCTCAATGGAGCGCGCCCAGCGGACCGCCGCCGGCTTCTCGGCGGCGATGGCCACCGCCAGACCTCCGGTCGCGATCGCTAGACAGGTCCTCGCCACGCGGCCGACAACGCCGGCGGCGGCGCAACTCGGGAACATCGTCAGCGCGCAGACTGATCTTGCTGCGCCCATCCAAGTGCTTGCGCGCGATCCCGCCGAAGCACCTAGGCTTCAGGGATCGGGTACGGCGCCCGTTCTTAGTCGCCCGGGCGCTGCCGGCGGCACGGGGCCAGGCGCATCGGCGCGGCCGATCAGCATCACCATCCACGTCCACGCCGCGCCCGGCATGGACCTGGAAGCGCTGGCGCGAAAGACCGCCGACGTCGTGCGGCAGTCCATGGCCGACGAGGCCCCGGCCAGGCCCAGCACCAACGCTAGCTATGGGGACGACTACGTATGAGCGAGGTGATGCTCAGCTGGGGCGACTTCGTCTTCTCGCTCCCGACGCTGGCCTATCAGGATTTCAGCCGCCGAAATTCGTGGCGGTTTGCAAACAACGCGCGGATGGGCGTGCTGGACGATGCGCAGTTCACTGGCCCGGGCGATGATCTGATCAGCCTGGCCGGCATGCTCGTGCCTCAGGTCGCAGGCGATCGGTCGAGCCTCGCGCGTCTTCGCGAGATCGCCGGCGAGGGCCTGCCCCGCGTCCTGGTCGGTGGCGACGGCGTGGTCTTCGGGCCTTATGTCTTGGTCAGCCTGGACGAGCGGCGCAGCCTGCTGCACGGCGATGGTTCGGCGCGGCGCTACGATTTCTCGATCGAATTGCGCCGCGTGCCCGACGACGCCATGGCCGACGCCTCGCTCAAGGCCGACGCCTGATGCTGACGCCTGCCTATCGCATCGTCGTCGACGGGACTGAGATCACCAACCGGATCAACCGGCGACTGGTCCAGCTGAGCCTGACCGCCAAGCGCGGCGAAGAGGCCGACGAGCTCGAGCTCGTGATCTCCAACAGCGACCGACAGATGCGCCGTCCCGATCGCGGCGCGATGATCACCCTGTCTCTGGGTTGGCAGCGCCAGGCGCTCAAGGACATGGGCGCTTTCAAGGTCGACGAAACCGAGTGGTCGAACAGTCCTGCCCAGATCCGGATCCGCGCCAGGTCCGCCGACTTCACCGCCGGCATGCGGATCCGCCGCGAACGCAGCTGGCGCAACACCACCCTCGGCGCCGTCCTGGGCGACATCGCCGCCGCCGGCGGTCTGGCCGCCAATATTGCGCCGGCCATGGCGTCAAAACCTGTCACCCTCGTCACGCAAAGCCGCGAGAGCGACCTGGCCCTGCTGCGCCGGCTCGGGCGCGACTACGACGCCGTCGCGACGGTGAAGGCCGGCAAGCTGCTGTTCGCCCCCGTTGGCTCGGGCATGAGCGCAAGCGGCCGCGCTCTGCCGACCCTGACCATCCTGGAGAGCGACGGCGACAAGATCACGGTCCGGTCGGCCAGCCGGAACGATTACAAGGGTGTGACCGCCTCGTGGCATGACGGCGGCCCGGCCGAGCGCAAGACTGTCACCGTCGGCGACGAGGAGGGCGCGCGGAAGCTCAAGACGGTCTACAGCACCGAGGCTTCCGCCCGGCAGGCCGCCGAGGCCGAGTGGTCGCGGATCCAGCGCGGCGCTCACGAGATGTCGATCACGCTCGCGCGCGGCCGAGCCGATATTTTCCCCGAATGTCGCTTTCGGATTCCGATCGACGAGCCGTCGATCGCCGGCGTCACCTGGCTGGTCAAGGACGCCACGCACAACCTTTCCAAGGGCGCAGGCTGGACGACGTCGATCCAGGCCGAGACGGCGCCGTGAACCGCGGAAAACACCGACCTACGGTCGAGCCTTTCGACCTGATCGCGTTCGCGCTATGTTCAACGCCATCGGCCTGGGGGTAAGTTCAGGATGCGCTACACCAAGTGCCCGCACTGCGGAAGCAACGCGAAGGTCTATACCTCGCGAGCAATCACGCCTCGTGTCGCTGAGCAGTACGTGAACTGCACCAATATCGAAGGATGCGACCACAAGTTCGTCATCCGATGCGAGATCGCCTATACGATCCGGCCGTCGCTGAACCCCAACCCGAAAGTCGTTCTGCCGATGTCGCCCAGGGCGTCGCCGCCGACCTCGCCGCCGACGCCGGCGAACGACGAAGGCGCGCCGGCGGCGGCCGAGGGCTAGTTCGATTTCCCTGCTGTTGCCTTGGTCTTTTCCTCGGCCTCGCGGAAGGCTTTCATAGTCACACCGGCCTTTTGGGTGGCGTCTAGATAGTCGAGAACGCAGCGCATGGCCTGGTTCTTAGCGTCGGTCATGCCGTCCTTGATCTCTACCTCAACAGATGGTCGCCGATCGCCGTCGAGATACTTTCCCAAGGTTTCCATAGTCACGACTCGTATCAGCGCGGTTTCGCTGCAGGCCGAGATCGCGGACTTGTAGGCGTCCTTCACTTCGCCTCGAGCAGATGGGGGCGGCTTGAGGCCAAACATGTCAGAGCGAACCATCGAACAGGCGCTCTTTGCCGACTGACTAGCCTCATACGCATCTGCCATGGTGCCGGCGCCGTTGCCGACTGCCGATAGCGCCTGCCCGGCCTTATCCACGTAGGCGTCGCACGGTGCGGTCGTATTCTCGATCTGAGACCAGAGTTGGTCAGACTCCGCTTGTAGCGCCGCCTTCTCATCTGCGGGGGGCGGCGGCTTGGGTTGCGCTTCCGCTTTTTCCGGTGGCCGCTCGGGAGCCACAGGCGTCGTCTTGGCCTGCAAGGACATTCCAACCGCAAGGAAGATCAGAAACGACCCGATCATGGTCCAAACCGCTGCACCTCGTGATCGCAGCCCGATCTGCGGTATTCGGATGAACAACCCGATGAAACCGATGGCGAAAGTCGCCATCAAGATCAGGCTTAGAAAACCAAACAGCGCGTCCATACGCCCCCTCCCACTACCTTACGCAGCAAGCCTAGCGATATTCGCGGATAAGGGTACTGAATTTCTGAGGCGAAGATTGACCGGCGAGGCAAAGCGCTGCCGTCGCGCGGGACGTCCCGTGAGTTGTAGAAGGAAGGCGGGGAGGCGGACCTTTTCCGCGAGCATCCCCGCCAAGCCTCCAGCGAACTAGTCGCCGAACGATCGCCGCGCGCTCTCTTTCGCGTATAGCTCGTCGATCGCGCGCTTGATCAGGGCCGAGTTGTCGAGCCCCAGCCAGGCCTTCAACAGCGCGAACGTGGCGACGTCCTCCTTCTCGAAATAGCCGCCAATATGTTTGAGGCCGGGACCGGTCTTTGCGGTGCGACCGCTCTGACGATCTGTCGTTGGCGCCGTCGCGGCCGGCGCTTCGGTCTTGTCCAAGGCCTCCAGGAAGGCCGCTTTTTTCGAGGCGCTCATGCTTCGGAGCTCCGTTCATGCAGGCTTGCAGCGCTGCCAAATTGCAGTTCTTGGGCTAGCCAGACCCAAAGGAGGCTGATCTCGGCCGCACCTTTCCCGATCGCCTGCAGTTCCTTCGCGGCGAGACCAGCCCGGGCGGCGTCGCGGTGGATCTTCCGGCGGTGAATCACGGCGGGGGCCATCGGCACCGCGCAGCGCTCGAACACGGCCTGGGCGGCGCTGGCGTCCGACGTGCTATTCGGCGTGGCCATGTTCAGCACCGCGAAGGCCCGCTTGCCGGTTGTTCGCGCCAGACGAACGGTGCGCGGCAACTGCTCGAACGCCTCGATGTCGGGCGTGCAGGGGATGAGCACCAGGTCGGCCGTCTCGACGGCCGCCGGCGCTTCGGAACTGCGCGCGGGCGGCGTGTCGATCAGCACCAACTCGCAACCCTTGTCCCTGACCAGGCCGAGCGTCCGTTCGAGGTCGAGCTCGGTGACGAATCGCACCGGAGGATCCTCTGCGTCCCGGCGCCGGGACCATTGTTCGACCGATTGCTGCGGATCCATGTCCAGGACCAGCGTCGCGATGCCGGCCTCGGCCGCCGCGACGGCGAGGGAGCGCGTAAGCGTGCTCTTGCCGACGCCGCCCTTCTGCATGGCGATTGCGACCACCTTCATTGGAGGCCTCGCGGCTGCATGGTGGCAGGTCGGCAGGCCTGCAAATTTGCAATCGCAACGCGCGAAAATGAGGTCTGAGGTTCGAGCCGTCGGGCCTCGCTCAAGCGGCCAAAGCCAGCGCTCTGGTCAATATCAACGGGCAGCTTTTGCCACTGCCCGTTCGGCAAGCGACTGAAAAAGAACAACTTCCCGTAGATTGTGGATCTAGAGGTCCTCGGTTCGAGCCCGAGAGCTGGTACCATCGCAAGCCTTTGAAAAGCCCGGCGTTTGTCCGGGCTTTTTTTGTTTCCGGGGGCGGCCGGATGTCTTCGCCAGCGCCAGAGCAGCGCTCCGGCGTGGCTGCTCCTTCGCGGCGGGACGAGCCGGTTTCAGATCAGTCCGGATAGTCCGCCCGCCAGCCTCAGATCTTCGACGAAGGTCCG